TGATATCATTAGAATAACAGGAGAATATGGATTAAAATTCCAATTTGACTGTATTGTAACTAATACTCGTAATGGTGCTGTGTGGGTTGACTGCTATGAACTTGATAAGGGTAGAGTTAGAATGCTTCGTGCATTCACAATTGATCGCATTAAGCGAATCCCAGTAAGGAGAAAACGTGTCAGTCGAACAAGACCTAGTGAAACACCTTGATGAAGTAAATCAAGTTGTAGAAAAATATCTGCAGGGTAATGACCCTACGCAGATTTCAAAAGAGTTGTCTCTGCCACGTCAGAAAGTTGTCTCTCATATTAAGGAGTGGCAAGTTATTGCTGGTGACAATGCCCTTATCCGTCAACGTGCTAAGGAAGCACTTGTTGCTGCAGACACACACTATAATAAACTAATTCAGAAAGCATACGAGGTTATCGAAGATGCTACAACCCTCTCTAATCTTGGTGCAAAAACCGCAGGTATTAAGTTAGTACTTGATATCGAATCTAAGCGTATTGATATGCTACAGAAAGCTGGTCTGCTTGAGAATAAAGAACTCGCAGAAGAAATGCTAGAGATTGAACGTAGGCAGGATATCTTAAAGAACATTCTTAAAGATGTTGCTGCAGAACACCCAGAGGTACGTGACAAGATTATGCGTAGACTTTCTGAGGTATCAAAAAATGACGAGGTAATTACAGTTGTCCACGATGTTTGATGATTTCCTAGAAGCACTGCAGGATGAAAACTTTGCAGAGATGCCTGTTGATGCTCGTACCTTTGTAGAGGGCGAAGCTTATCTTGGTCAACCACCATTGTCACAAATCCAGTACGACATTGTAGAGGCTATGAGCCAGATCTATAAGCAAGAAGACCTTGAAACCATTATGGGTACTGAAGAGGGAAGACGATACTACAAGAAGTATACAAAGAATGAGGTTATCCTTCAGCTTGGCAAGGGTAGTGGTAAGGACTTTGTATCTACCGTAGCGTGTGCATATATTGTATATAAACTTCTATGCTTAAAAGATCCAGCAAGATACTTTGGTAAGCCATCTGGTGACGCTATTGATATTATCAACGTGGCTATTAACGCACAACAGGCTAAGAACGTCTTCTTCAAAGGCTTCAAGACAAAGATTGAACGCTCCCCCTGGTTTGCTGGCAAGTTTTACGCAAAGGTAGATAGCATTGAGTTTGATCACGCTATTACTGTTTACTCTGGTCACTCTGAAAGAGAATCTCACGAGGGTCTAAACCTTATCCTGGCTGTACTTGATGAAATTTCTGGTTTTGCACAAGAAACAAATACTGGTAATGACCAGGGCAAGACTGCAGACAACATCTACAAAGCCTTCCGTGCGTCTGTAGACTCTCGTTTCCCAGACTTAGGAAAGGTAGCTCTACTATCATTCCCTCGCTATCCTGGAGACTTCATCTCACAGCGATATGACGATGTAATTATGGACAAAGAGATTATCCGTAAGACTCACAAATTTATTATGAATCCAGATCTTCCAGAAGATTCAAAGGGAAACTCCCTAGAGATTGAATGGGAAGAAGATACCATCATTAACTATAAGTATCCTGGAATGTTTGCTGTCAAGCGTCCAACGTGGGTAGTAAACCCTACTCGTAAGATCGATGACTTTAAGCTTGCCTTCTATACGGACTTAGGAGACGCTATGATGCGATTCGCCTGTGTACCTACCTATAGCTCAGATGCGTTTTTTAAGCAGGTAGATAAGATTCGTGACTGTATGAGTATCCGTAATCCAATTGATAGTAACAAATCTTTTGAACCATCCTTTGTTCCAGACCCAGATAAAAAATACTTTGTACACGCTGACCTTGCACAAAAACACGACAAGTGTGCGGTAGCTATTGCTCACGTAGAAAAGTGGGTAAACATTCAGGTAGTTAAAGACTATCAACAAGTAGCACCTATCGTAGTAGTAGATGCAGTTGTATGGTGGGAACCAAAAGTAGAAGGTCCTGTTAACCTGTCAGAAGTCAAGCAGTGGATTCAGAACCTACGCAGACAAGGATTCGATATAGGAATGGTCTCCTTTGACCGCTGGCAATCATTTGATATCCAAAACGAACTAAAGCAAGTAGGAATGAGAACTGAAACTGTTTCTGTTGCCAAGAAGCACTACGAGGATATGGCTATGCTTGTCTATGAAGATCGTCTTGTAATGCCAGCCATTGACCTACTATTTGAAGAGTTAACTGAGCTTAAGATTATGAAACAGAACAGGGTAGACCACCCTCGCAAATCATCTAAGGACCTAGCAGATGCCGTGTGCGGTGCTATCTTTGGTGCTATATCTCACACTCCAAAAAATCTAAATCAAGTTATTGAAATTCATACATTCAAAGATAGGCAGAAAGAACGACTTGACAAAATGCCTGATGATGTGATAAAATTAGAACCTCAAACATTATACAAACATCAGTTGTCAGAATATTCTGGCGACTTCAGAATTCTTTAGGAGACAGGTGAACGTTGTTTACTTCTCAAATTATTCTGGGAATACTAAAAGGTTTGTAGATAAGTTAAACGTAAATTCTACAAGAATTCCTATTAAACAGGACGAGTCTAGCCCTCTTTTAATGCAAACGGCGTATATACTTGTAGTTCCAACATATGGTGGTGGGAGCGAAAAATCTGCTATTCCAAAGCAGGTACGAGCTTTTTTAAATGTACCCAGCAATAGGGACAATTTAATTGGTGTTATCGGTATGGGTAATACCAATTTTGGAGAACACTACTGCAAGGCTGCAGACTTGATCTCCGCAAAGACTGGCGTTCCAGTATTGGGCAGGGTAGAAATATTCGGCACAGAAGACGATGTAAATAAAATCAATGAAAGGCTGGCGATGCTAGATGACAAACAACTATAGTTACCACGAACTAAACGCAATGCTGAATCTATATGACGAGAATGGTCTAATTCAGTTCGACAAGGACAAGGAGGCAGCCAGAGCTTATTTCCTTGATCACGTTAATCAGAATACCGTCTTCTTTCACAGCCTTGATGAAAAACTTCACTATCTAGTTAAGAACGAATACTATGATGCAGAAGTATTGGATAAGTATGACTTTGCATTTATTAAGTCAGCATTTCAACACGCTTACGCAAAGAAGTTTCGTTTCCCAACATTCCTTGGGGCATACAAATTCTATACTTCATATGCACTCAAGACATTTGATGGCTCACGCTACCTAGAACGATTTGAAGATCGTGTAGTTGTAACAGCACTAATGCTTGCCAATGGCAATAAAAAACTTGCACTAGATTTAGTTGAAGAACTAATCTCTGGTCGCTTTCAACCTGCTACACCCACATTTCTCAATGCTACAAAGAAGCAACGTGGAGAGTTTGTTTCTTGTTTCCTACTCCGTATTGAGGATAATATGGAATCGATTGCTCGTGCAGTTAATTCCTCACTACAACTCTCCAAGCGTGGTGGTGGTGTAGCACTCAACCTCAGCAACCTTCGTGAAGCAGGTGCTCCTATTAAGAAGATTGAGAACCAGTCCTCTGGAGTTATCCCTGTTATGAAGATGCTCGAAGACGCATTCTCATATGCTAACCAGCTAGGTGCTCGTCAGGGGGCAGGGGCAGTATATCTCAATGCCCACCACCCAGACATTATGAGGTTCCTAGATACTAAGCGTGAGAACGCAGATGAGAAGATTCGTATTAAAACACTTAGTATTGGTGTTGTTATTCCAGACGTAACTCTGGAGCTTGCCAAGACTAATGAAGATATGTATCTCTTCTCTCCCTATGACGTAGAGCGTATCTATGGCATTCCATTTGGAGACATTTCTATTACTGAAAAATATCAGGAGATGGTTGACAATCCTGAGATTCGTAAGCACAAGATCAAGGCTCGTGAATTGTTTGAGCGTATTGCTGAACTGCAGTTTGAGTCAGGGTATCCATACATTGTATACGAAGACACAGTAAATAATGCTAACCCAATTGATGGTCGTATCAATATGTCAAACCTTTGTTCAGAGATCTTGCAGGTCAATACGCCTACCACTTATAATGCTGACCTTAGTTACAATGAAATTGGTAAAGATATTTCTTGTAACCTTGGTTCGCTCAATATTGCTGCTGTAATGGACGGCAAAGATTTTGGTAGAACAATTGATACAGCTATACGTGCTTTAACAGCTGTTGCCGATATGTCATACATTGAATCTGTAATGTCTATTGCCGAAGGTAACAAGAAGTCTCGTGCCATTGGTCTTGGTCAAATGAACCTACACGGCTACCTCGGTCGTGAGCAGATTCATTACGGCTCTGAAGAGGGTATTGACTTTACCAACATTTACTTCTATACTGTTCTATACCACGCTCTTTCTACATCTAATAAGATGGCTAAAGAAACTGGTAGCCCATTCGATGGATTTGAAAAGTCGAAGTATGCAACTGGTGAGTTCTTCACTAAGTACATTGAGCAGGAATGGAAGCCAGCAACTAAGAGAGTTGCTAAGTTATTTGCCGATTCAAAGATTGAAATTCCAACACAGCACGACTGGGAAACACTTGCTAAGTCTGTAAAGAAGCACGGTATTTATAATCAAAACTTACAGGCAGTGCCACCTACAGGATCAATCTCATACATCAATAACTCAACATCATCTATTCACCCCATCGCTTCTCAGATTGAGATTCGTAAAGAAGGAAAGCTTGGTCGTGTTTACTACCCTGCACCCTTCCTTACAAACGATAATCGTGAATACTTTACCGATGCATATGAAATCGGACCAGAGAAGATCATTGACACCTATGCTGCTGCAACACAGCACGTAGACCAGGGACTATCCCTGACACTGTTCTTCAAGGACACAGCCACTACTCGTGACGTAAACAAAGCACAGATTTACGCTTACAGCAAGGGCATCAAAACAATCTACTACATTCGCATTCGACAAATGGCTCTAGAGGGAACCGATGTTGAAGAGTGCGTAAGCTGTATGCTTTAGGAGGCAAATATGATAACAAGACCAATTAACTGGAACAAAATCGAAGACCCAGTAGACCTTGATGTTTGGAATAGACTTACATCAAATTTCTGGCTACCAGAAAAAGTTGCAATTTCAAATGATGTTCAGTCTTGGGCGACACTACACCCAGACGAGCAAGAGCTAACAATGCGTGTGTTCACTGGACTAACTATGCTTGACACAATCCAGGGTACAGTAGGAGCAGTCAGCCTCATTCCAGATGCTGCTACACAACACGAAGAAGCAGTACTAACAAACATTGCCTTTATGGAATCAGTACACGCTAAGTCATACTCAAGTGTATTCTCAACACTTACATCAACTTCACAAATTGAAGAGGCATTCCGATGGAGCGAGGATAACCCATACCTGCAGAAGAAAGCTGAGATTGTTTTAGAGAGATACAACGGAGACGACCCATTCAAACGTAAGATTGCCTCAACACTTCTTGAGTCATTCCTATTCTACTCAGGATTCTATCTTCCAATGTATTGGTCAAGCCGTGC